ACTGGCTACGCCCTCGGCTGCCGTGATTCCGTAGGTGGAATCAAAACAATCTACGTCCAATCCTTCATCCCAACGGGGTCCTGCAATGCCAACCTTTCAGGTGCGGTTACAGGCTTCACGGGTTACGCTTCGGGTGGTTTCTTCGAGTATGATCTGACCAAGGCTACGTCATCTTTGACTGAAACCTTGAATGCGAGCATCGAGAACGGCTCGGTTTATTACACGCCCGAAGTAACGTTCACCATCAACAAACTGCAAGTCGCAGTCCGCAACGAACTCCGCTTGCTGGTACGCAACCGTGTCATCGTCATCGTCCAAGACAACAACAACCGCTACTGGTTGTTAGGCTCTGCCAACGGCTTGGAAGCAACCGCTGGAACCGCTGGAACTGGCACTGCCTTCGGGGACCGCAGCGGATACGAATTGACTTTGACCGGGATGGAGCCTGACCCGATGTTCCTGATTGCATCCACAGTCTTTGCACCATCGACTACGCAGATACTCGGTTCGTAGTATCTTCGCATCAGGTTTTCATCATCTGAGGTTTGAGAGGGGCAGTCAGCAATGGCTGCCCTTCTTATTTTTACGGCTATGAAGATTTGCATCGTTTACAACGCCCATCCAACCGGGTGCAGTTTCTACCGCCTTGAAATGCCGAACGCATACCTTGGCGACAACTACCCGGAGTTCGATTACGTCTGCGTTGAGAATATCACGACCATCAGCGACGAGGGATTAAAGTCGATTGACCTGTTCCTGTTCAGCCGGCTTTGGTGTCAGGGAACCATGGAGCAAGTCGAAAATGTTTACAAAGCCCTGACCCAATTCGGGGCCAAAGTCATCCTTGACTTGGACGATTACTGGGTCCTTGAGAGTGGCCACATCATGTACCGCCACTACCATCAAACCAAACTCGCAGAGGTCATCCGTAAGCACATAAAATTGGCTGATTGGGTAACTTGTACCACCGAGCATCTTGCTGCTCGCATACGGCCTCTAAATGCGAATGTGAGCATCCTGCAAAACGAACCATACGAAGCGTATCAGCAGTTCATTCCCAACCCTGACGAAGAACCCGACAAGCACCTCGTGAAGTTCGGTTGGTTCGGTGGTGCGCAGCACGGAGAGGACATGGAACTGCTCCGGGAAGGGATGCAGAAGTTACGCTGGGACGCAAACTTGGACGGCAAGTACCGCCTCTATCTCGGAGGGTGGAACGACAATAATCCTGTTTATGAAGGCTACGAGAAAATCATCAGCGACCAAGGCAATAATCCAAACTACGGACGCATTCAAGCTGCTGACATTTACTCGTATGTGGGTGGCTACAACTTCGTGAACGTAACCCTTGCACCTTTGAGGGACACCAAGTTCAACAAACTGAAATCCGAGTTGAAGGTGGTCGAGGCAGGGTGGATGAACAAGGCGATCATCGCAAGCGAAACCATCCCCTACACGGACGTAATCAAGCACGGAGAGAACGGGTTCTTGGTCCCCTACAACAAGCCGAAAGATTGGTACAAGTACATCAAGCAGTTGATCCTTGACCCCGACCTTCGCAAAGGCTTGGCTGACAACCTCACGAGGGACATCAAGAAGCAGTTCAATGTAGCCGAAACCGCCAAGAAGCGAGCCGAACTATACAGGCAGATTGGGCGCAAATTGTGAAATAAGGGCGGTCGGTACATTTAGGGGTAGATGCTTTACCTGAACCCTGACACGACCAACACGATAACGGTTACTTGGACCGAGCGAGCCAGCACGGGGAACCGCTACATCTTGCGCCTTACGAGCATTGCAAAGAACACCACGACGGATTTCACCCTGCTGAAATCTGCCAATCTTTCCAACTACACCAACCGCTATGACCAATTTTCGATTGCCGTGGGGTCGCTTGAAACAGGCTCGTATAAGTATGAAGTTTACGATACCAATAGCACGGTTGCCGCTGCTTTGGCGGTCGTTGAAACGGGCTTGGCATTTATACAAACCGCAACGATAGGCTTCAACACCTACGCCAATACGATTACTTACAATGTTTACGATGCATCCGACGAGGGTGTCTTTGACCTAACCTTTGACTCAACTTTCGCATAATGAGCGTACAAACAAGAACGCAACTCCAAGCGAGTGCCTTAACCATTACCAACGAAACCGTTGCTCAGGCCAACACCGCATCCCGTGTAGGCGGTCTATTCGACGACCTTGCCGATACCGCAACGCTTGACCGGGAACGGGGCTTTGCAAACCTTTACATAGACACCGACACGGCCTTCACCCCAACGCAGGGGCAACGGGTCAAGTTGACAAGTGCGATGAAATCAGGCGTTTTGTCAACCTACAACTTTTCAAGGACCACCACCGCCATCACCTACACCGGCACAACGGGTGCGACCCTTCGCATCGCTGCATCCATGGTCCTTGCGCAGCAGGGCAACAACCACCAAATCAAAGTCTACATCGCCAAGAACGGCACAACGATTGACCAGTCAATGACGGAAAACACGACGAGTCATAGCAACGGCCATGCCATTTATACGGAGGCATACGTTACAGGTGCGGTCAACGATGAGTTCACCATCTACATCAACGCAATCGATAGCGGTGGAAGTATCACGATTTCAGCCCTTTCATTCACCGTACACACCCTATGAGCAAGTCAACGCAGCACTTCACCCAATGGCTTGGGATAGAGCATAAGGTCCCCGTGATGTTGGAGAATCGCTCCGGCAAGTACATCACCTACGGCTTTGCCAACGAGTACCCATACTACCTGCTTGACAACTATCGCAGGAGCAGCAAGCACAATGCCATCGTCAACGGCAAGGTGAACTACATCATGGGCGGTGGATGGCAGGCAGGCGACAACCTGACCGTGGAGCAAGAGGCCCGATTCATCAAGTTCTTCGATGGAATGTCAAGCACCGAGGACCTGAACGACATCACCGAGAAACTGGTCCTTGACTTGGAGTTATTCAACGGATTTGCGGTTGCGGTTACTTGGTCCAAGTTGGGAACCATCGCCAAGATGGAGCACGTCCCGTTTGAGAAAATTAGAGTTGACAAGGAAGAAAAGATGTTCCAAGTCGCTGACTGGTACAACGACGACATGATGCAGTTGTTCCCGAAGGTGGGCGACATCGAGAAGATTCCTGCATTCGACCCGGAGAACCGCCTCGGTAAGCAGTTGTTCTACTATCGGGTCTACGCAGCAGGTGTGAAGCACTATCCTTTGCCCGAATACATCGGAGGGAACGCTTGGATTGAGGCAGACGTGCAAGTGGCGAACTTCCACAACAACAACCTCCGCAACAACTTTTGGGGGGGATATCTGATCAACTTCAACAACGGCATTCCTACACCTGAAGAACAAGGCGACATCGAGCGTCAAATCAAGCGTAAGTTTTCGGGTACGGACAACGCTGGTCGCTTTGTTGTAACCTTCAACGACGATGCGGCCAAGGCCCCGACACTTGAACCGCTGACTCCTTCGGATATGGACAAGCAGTTCGAGATACTGAACAAAGCCATTCAGCAGGAGATATTCATTGCCCACCGTGTAACCAACCCGATGCTTTTCGGGGTGAAGACCGAAGGCCAATTGGGTGGACGCAACGAATTGGTCGAAGCCTACGAACTATTCAAGGCCACCTACGTCAACGACCGGGTGCGCAAAGTGGAACGGATGATAAACTACCTCGGCTCGTTCAACGGAGTCGAAGGGATGGAACTTATCCCTGTGGAACCCATCACGGAGCGACTAAGCGAACAAGCCCTCTTGCAAATCATGACCCAAGACGAACTGCGTGAGAAAGCGGGTCTGCAACCCTTGGAAAAGCCTGCCGACGTGGTTGGACCTAACCCCCAACCCGACGAGCAACCGCAAACCGTGGAGCAACTTGCCAGCAACGACAACATCAAGAAACTGTCGGGCCGTGAGTACCAAAACCTGATGCGAATCGTGCGTCAGTACATGCAGGAGAAAATCACGCTGGAAATGGCTCGGACCATGCTTTCGGCTGGATTCGGTTTGTCTGCCCAAGAGATTGACACGATGCTCGGAGTGCAGTCCCAAGAGTTCAGCGAGCCTCAATGGGGCCAAGAGGACGATGAGGACTACGGCTGGGGCGAGGAAGAGTTTAAGGTCTTGGAGGTCGTTGCCTCTAAGTTCGGATGTCATGCAGACGATTACCATGTGATGCACTCCAAGCCGATGCGGTTCGACACCAACATCGATGAAAACATCCGCTTGGCCTTTGCCGAACTGGGCGAGGAAGAGGTTGAACTTGACAAGAAGATTGAAGCCTACCGCAAGAAGAACCGGGACGCAAGCGTTGAAGAAATGGCCAAGGAATTCGGGGTCAGCAAGGCGAAGGTCGCCAAGCGTGTCGCCTACTTGATAACAAAGGACCGCTACCCAATCAGCAGGGCGGTGGATAAGATTGCCGAGCAAAACCTTCCCAAGAACGTGAAGGAAGTTGCCGAGCCAGTCTTGGAAGTCAGATACAAATACGCATGGGCCACAGGGTTCAGCAACAAGGACAAAGGCTCCAGCCGTGAGTTCTGCAAAGTGATGCTTGACTTAGCCGGGCAGGGCAAGGTTTACACGAGGGAGGACATCGACGGGATTTCTGCAATCATGGGCTACTCCGTATGGAATCGCAGAGGCGGTTGGTATCACACACCGAGCGGAGTGAATCGCCCCCAATGTCGCCATGTATGGGAGCAGCAGTTGGTAATCCGTAAAGGCAATAAAATCACGAAGGCATGAAGGCACTATTCATAAGCGAAGAAACGCTGCTCGACAATAGCATCATCAACGAGAACGTATCCTACACGCAAATCCGTCCAACGGTCATCAAGGTCCAAGAGATGCGGATTCAGCCCATCGTTGGCTCTCCGTTGTACGGGGAATTGGTTACGCAGGTCGTCAGCGGTTCAACGTCTGCACTCAACCAAACGCTGCTGGAGGATTACATTCAGCCGGCTATGATTCAGTGGCTCTACTACGAACTACCCATGGTCTTAGCGTTTAAGTACATGAACAAGGGGATGGTCCGTAGAACGAGCGAGGAATCAAGCCAAATGAGCATGGAGGAAATCACCCGGCTGACCGACAAAGTCAAGAACGATGCCGAGTGGTATTCCGAGCGAATTACCCGGTACCTGATGGAGAACCGCAACTCGTATCCCTTGTGGAACTCGCCTCCGTCTGCTCTTGACACAATCTACCCGAACGCTACCAACTACCGAACAGGGATGGTCTTAGACCGCAACCGAAGAATGGGAATCAGCAACCTTGACTACCCCTACCCCTACGGACAATTCGGGGCGTGTAATGACTGCTAACGATGGGCGCACACAAGAAGAACATACTGAAACTGCAAAACTATGTCTTGGATAAAAATCAAGCAAGCCCTGCTGGACCTTGCAAATGCTCATCCTCAGGTCAACTCCTTCGGGACGGGCGACCCGTTGGCGATAGGAACGGACAACACCATCAACCTGCGAACCCCAAGCCGTGAACGCATCGTCTATCCTTTGGTCTTTGCGGATGTGCAGTCGGCAACTACTGATGCTGGGACTTTGGACCTTGTGGTCGGTGTCTATTTTAGCGACAGGGTGGAGTCCATCAAACCGATGGGCGGAGTGGTTTCAGGCAGCCCTACGCTGGGTTGGCAGGACAACGAGGACGAGGTCTTAAGCGACCAGTTGCAGATAGCACAGGACTTCATTTCAAGCCTTACAAACGACCCAAGCGAGGACTGGACCCTTAGTGCCTCCGTGTCGCTTACACGCTTTGTGGAGAGCCGGGACGACCGCACGGCAGGGTGGCAGGCGACGATGACTTTTGAAATCCCCTACGGCCATTCGGTTTGTGAAATTCCAGTCTAATCTACATTTACAATTAAACGCTAAAAAATGCCTACACCTATTTTGCAACAAATGCTCGGACAGGGCGGTACGATGGAGTTTATCAATGGATCCGTTACCGGGAAAAACTACGACTTCCTTGTAGTCAACACCGCTGCGACCTTCACAACTTTAACAGGAACTGGAAGCGAGAACCTGCTAACCGCTTACAACTTTTCGGGGGTTTCTATTTCCGCTGGTATCGTGATAAGCGGTCGCAATGGCGGTAAGATTACGGCCGTCAATCCAAGCGCAGGTTCAGTCATCGGTTACACATTCCTCTAA